ATATCCTTTATCTTTTGCAGATTTACCATCTCTTTTTTCTGTGATGGTTTCTTCATTAGTTACATAATCTGCTGCAGTATCAATATAATCTGCTGCCTTGGTAATTTTTGATTGAACCCATGCTTTGAGTTCACCCTCACCTTTCTTACCCATCTTTTTCTCAAGACGAGAAGCAGCGTTCTTAATAGTTTTAAGTTGAGAACGAGCCATGGAATATTCGTGATCTTTCTTCTCTTCACTCATTTTTTCTTTTCCTTGACAGTGCGCTTTTTGTGAGAATCCTTTGGGGTTATTGCAGTCAATTGATCTTTTATACTTTGAACTCCATCCTTCGGAGACACCTCCCCCGCCACCGTTACCACCTCCATTAGAAGATGACCCATTCCCGTTTCCATTGCCATTTGAGTGATTTCCATTGCCACTACCATTCCCATTAGTCTTATTATTATCGTCGGTTTCTGAATTATCAGAGTCTTTTTCGCGACGAAGATACCCACCATATGTTACGCGATGTCCATTTGGAATTCGCTTACATTTTTTATCTGTATAGCAGTAATAATATCCCTGCTTACACTTTTTCATTTTCACCGGAAGTTGGGTTATTATTATTTAGGAAACCTTGTTTTAATAATTTTGACAAATCTGCAGTTGATCCAACAAACAATGCATTATTTGTAACATTATTATTTGTGGTGCTTTTTTCAGTATTTTCCTCAATATCCTTCATTTTCTTTTGAAGATCTACTAACTTATCCGTAGTATCAGCAACACTTTTGATAAGTTGTCCTGCCACTTCATATGCTCTAGCACTACCACCTTCACCAGCAACCTCCATAATACCATTTATTGCTTCCTGCCCCTTTTCAATTAATGAATATAAATTTGCACGACTATATTCATAATCTTTTGTAAGATCTTGTGGTTTTTCTTGTTTTGGTACTGGTTTGATTTCAGTTACTTCTTTTTCTACCTCAACAATTTCTGTTTCAGTGTTGAGTGCTTCACTTATTGAATTAAATTTATCAGTCATAATATTACAGATCTAATTTTCTAGTGGGGCTGAAATCTGCACCACTTTCAAAGAAGTCTGTGCTTTCATCAAATCCAAAACTATCGCCTGGTACAATTAGTTTATCATCAGCACTATCTAGGACATTTAGTTTCTCACCCGAGGCATGTTCACCTGCTATCGTACCGTCATATGCTCTCTTAACGGTAATAGTATTACTAGTTTTACTAGTAATTTTCATAATTTCACTACCAACAACCACCCTATCATTAGCAGATAGTGATGCCGTATCGTTAACTGTAATAATTTTTTCTGTAAGATTCACGTTTTCTGCTAAGAGTGCATGATCCCCAGCATCATAATCTTTTCTTGCTGTTGGGGTTGCCGTGTAACGAACTTGTCTCTTTGCAGAAGTTGTGTCAGTATTTGTGTAGTAATCAACCTGAACCTTACGAATAATTCCGTCCGTGCTATCTGCAATTGGACCGAATAGATAAGTTTTTGCCGTAAAGTTCAATGTGTATATGAGTGCTCTTCTTGTTGAAAAATCTCCCTCATAATCATCTTGAAAACTGATGTTATCTAAAACAATTGGTATATCTCTTTTCTCTCCAATTGAATCAATTAACTCAACTGAAATATTAAATGCTGGTTGAAAATATGGTAAAATCTGCTCCACGATTTGTAAAGCATCATCGTTTAATTTAGTCATTATATTCAATTCAAATCCCAAATTATATGGAACTGGCATGAATACTTTTTTAATTCTATTATTATCGTCTGTTGTTTTAAAAGTTTGAGTTATTGAAACCTTTCTAGTTGGATCATATGAGATGCTATTCATCTCAAATGACATCCTTGGCAAACTCATCGTAACTGCTTTGTTCAAATCTGCTTGCTGTTCAATTCTTGCTAAGAATTTTTGTGCAGGTCCGTATGCAAGAGGAACTTTCGTTTCTGTTAAATTTGCATTGCTTCCATCTTTATGCTTCACATAGATATTATTAAATAGTGTTCCAAAAGAAACAACTGTTTTTCTAATTATCTCGTGGTAAAAGTAAGTTCCTAACATTAAAATACACCAAAGGGATTAGATTCAGTAAAATCTAGGATATCATCTGCTTCAGACTCAATCTCATCGTTTTCAGTGTATTTATCATAAGTGTCGTCTGCGTTATATGAACTCATAGAATAAGTTGCCGAAGAGTCTTCACCAACAATATTCTCACCATCTCTAAATGTTCCATTAACAAGAGAAACTTTTAGTGTATTCGTTGTAGAATCCCACGATTTGACTCTTGCCTCTGCACCAGATGTAGTTCCACGAACAACTTCATTAAATTGATATGTTCCTATTCCAACAATCGTAGTTGGATCACTAATAGTGACAATTGGTACGGCAGTATATCCAGAACCAGGATCAGTAATTCTGAACGAACTTACTTGATCACTATTGTTCACAAGTGCAACTGCTGTTGCTCGAACAGCACCTGGATTCTTGAATTGATTGTCATTAGATATTGTAACTATTGGTGCATTTGCATCTGGAGATTTGGTGTACCCACCACCAGCATTTGTTACTGTAACACCACTAATAGTGCCGCCAGCACCTACAACTGCCGTTCCTGTTGCGGTTGTTCCAACAACTGATTCAATTAGTTCTATACGTAATCTAAGACCATCTCCATTCATACTACCAGAAACATTTTCTGCTTCATATAAACCTGCAGAACTACTCTCAGATATTTCATAATCATAACCACCATAGATTTGTGTGAATCCAGTAACTGCACCATCAACAGTAACGCTATCAACACGGATTCGTGCTTCTGTTCCAGCCGTACCGACACCTGAAGATTTAATAAAGGTAACTATATCACCAACCACATAATCCTGGCCATGACTTCCTGCAAATCCCCCTACCCCACTACTATTGAGACTTGAGTGTCCAGGAATTTGTGAGTAGACATTGTCTGTTTTGATACCAGCAGCATTCAATCTAAAGGAACTGATTGATCCAGATCGATTAGGTTCGGATATTGTTACCGTTGGCGCGGAAACATATGCAGTACCACCAGATGTTACAGTAAATTCTGTAATAGTTCCACTAGCACCAACTGTCGCAGTTGCTGTTGCTACAGTATCAGGTCTTTCAATTGTAACAGTAGGTGCGATTGGATATCCAGAACCACCAGTATCTAACGTGAGAGAAACAACACCAGTAGATCCAACACCAACAATTGCTGGATTAATTGAGCAGGTTGCTGCTGCACCTGTGCCACCACCACCTTGTATCAATATATTTGGAATTGTTGTATAACCAGCACCAGCATTTGTTAGTACAATCTCTTTGATAGATGTGACTCCACCCTTAGTAGTCATAACACCAACAGCAGTTGCAGTCGTTCCAGTATCATCTAATGGATCTTCAAAAGTAATAACTGGTGCTGAAGTAAATCCAGACCCATCATTATTGAGGAATATCTGTTTAATATAACCAGTATTGATAACTGCTGATGCTTCTGCAGTGACTCCAATACCAATTAGTTTTAGAGTAGTGATATATCCTTCATCTTCTAGTTGGCTATCGATTGCATCGATTGATGTATCAATAACAGAATCATCCATCTCAAAGAGTTCACATTTTAGTTGATAAACATAATTTTTACCTAACTGATAGAAAGGGTCTTCATGCTCTACAAACTTAACTTCAAATAATCTTTGTCCTAATGGGAAGTAAATCAAATCACCTTCCCTAGGTCTCGTTGCTAGTGGAACTTCACTATCTGGTTCTGCTGCAAGGAAAGGAGATATAAAATCTTCGAATCTTTCTTTTGAGATGGTCAAAGTTACTTCATCTTTGAGCGACATTCCAAATTTTGTTAGAATATCTCCCGCTCCAGAATAACCTTCGTATGTATTAACGTATGCTTCAATTGAATAGTTATCATCAAACTTGGATGATTCTACTTCTGTAAATATATTATCTACATTAACTAATTTTCTTGGAATGTAGGTGACTTCTACACCATACATCTTTAACTGTTCATTTATCAGAGATTGTACTAACCTCTGCTCAGAACTAGATCCTTGTAAGAAGAAGGGATTTAATGCCATTATCCAATAAGATCGAGAGGTGGTAATTCATTTTCAAGCATCATATTTTGCTTGAGTTGGTCTAATTCTCTTTGAGCATCGTCATAAATTTCTCTACCATTTAATTCGATGCCACCTGGTAATTTAACCCCTCTAAACTTGATTAGATTTTGTCCCCACTGCCTTTTGATAAGTGCTGTTAAATATTTTTTAACAAAACTATCATTATAAACTTGGGTGAATGAATCTGGGTCGAGTGCTCTATAACAATCAATAACTAAAAAGTCTCCAGCACTCTGTGCATTCCAATCAATATCAAGATACATTCTATCTTGACGCTTATTAAATCTAATTTGCTTATCAGTCGACAATAA